TTCTAGATAAGACTGGTGCTGTTGGCATCTTTGATGACGAGCAGACTACGATTGAGACTGGTAAGACATACATCTTCTTGGCTTCTAATAACAGAATTCTTGAAGCCATACCAGCAGACCAGATTGGTGATCACTCTAACGCAATCATCAAGTGGCTAAACTATAAGATGTTGCCATACAGTGGTGATGAGCTTTATGTAGTCTCGTTTAAGCCAAGGGTAACTAAGGCTGGCAAGAAGATGGCTAACATGACTGTAGCAGATACAGCAAGAGACTTGCATCCAGTAACAGTGTTTCCAACACAGTTTGCTGATGCTTATATGAAGATTAAGGCTGGTAATGCTTACAGCTTTAAACTAGGTAAAACAAAAGATGGGACAGTTATATTAAATGAAATACTTGGATAAATTGGCAATTGAGCTACACAAAACTGCTGTTGAAAAGGGGTTTTGGCCAAAAGATGTAGATGATATTTTTGTTACTAAGCAGCTTATGATGATTGTTTCTGAGGCTGTTGAGGTAATGGAGGCTATTCGTAAGGACAAGGGTGAGGGTCAGATCGCTAGCGAAATGGCAGATATTATTATTCGCACACTTGACTTGTATGCTGGTTTGGTAGAGAATGGATATATTAAAACTTCTTTGGATGTAGAAATTGATGCTAAGGCAAACCTAAACAAGACACGACCAGAAAAACACGGGGTACGATTCTAATGACAACAATTGATGAAGCACTAGCAATGTTAGACCCAAAGCTAAGGAAGAAGGTTGGGCCAGCTGTAGGTATTAAGACTGAGTTCCAGCCTACACCAAGCCCAGGACTCAACAGAGCACTTGGTGGTGGCTTCCCATATGGAAGACAGGTTCTTCTGTGGGGAAGCAAGTCAAGTGCTAAGTCTTCACTGTGTCTTCAAACTATTGGTATGGCACAGAAAGAAGGTAAGCTCTGTGCTTGGGTAGATGCTGAGATGTCTTATGATGAAGAATGGGCTAAGCGACTTGGTGTAAATACAGAAGAGCTTATCTATTCAGAAGCACGTAGTGTTAATGACATGGTTGATGTGGTAACATCACTGCTACACGCTGGGGTAGACCTGGTTGTTATTGACAGTATTAGCTCACTTCTACCAGCTGTATACTTTGAGAAAGACTCTCATGAGCTTAAGCAGCTAGAGAATACCAAACAGATTGGTGCAGAGTCTAAGGATCTCAAACATGCTTGGCTAATGATTAACTACGCCAACAATCAAGAAAAGCCAGCATTGGTTATCGCTATTTCTCAGTCTAGAAATAATATTGGTGCTATGTACACACAGTCTGTTCCTACTGGTGGCCAGACTACACAGTTCATGTCATCAACAATTGTTAAGCTATTCTCTTCTAGCTCTGATGCTCAGGCTATTAAGGCTAAGGTAAAGTCTGGGGACAAGCTGATTGAGCAAAAGGTTGGTCGTAGGGTTCGATGGGAAGTGACTAACTCTAAGACCTCTGCTCCTGGAGATAGTGCCGAGTATGACTTCTACTACCGTGGAGATTATATTGGGGTTGATACCATTGCTGATCTTGTGGATACTGCAGAAATGCTTGGTCACGTCAACAGAACTGGTGCTTGGTATCAGCTAGAAGACGGCTCAAAGCTTCAGGGGCGTGATGCCTTTGTTGAGAGGGTAAAAGAAGATGAAGCACTTCGTAATCAACTATTGGAGAAGCTAAGTGAATAGATATACTGTTTATAACGGTAGCTTTAAATGTCAAGAATGTGGTATGGCTGTTAATAGTTTAAGGTCATACCCAGAGCAAAAGAAGCTAACGTGGATGTGTAAGGACAAACATCTTAGTGAAGTTAGTCTACAGACTAAAAAGAGTAAGAAGGACTATGAGCGAAAGAGGTGAGTCTAAGAGGATAGGTGCTAAGCAGCACAAGAACTCTGGACGTAATACTAAAAAGGGTGATGCAAGTTGGTATAACTTTGTCATCGACTTTAAAGAGGTAGGCAAAAGCTTTACTCTTAATAAAGATGTTTGGGCCAAAGCTACAACGGATGCCTTGAAATCTAACAAAGATCCTGCTATAGTTGTAGTTATTGGAGAAACACAGAAAACAAGACTGGCAGTTATTGAGCTGTCATTGCTAGAACAACTGCTAGAAGAGAGAGAAAATAATGAAAATTCTAATGCTTGATATTGAAACAACTCCAATGCAAGTCTATACTTGGGGCTTGTGGGATCAGAATATTGGTATTAATCAGATTATCAAACACACAGAGATGATGTGCTTTGGTGCTAAGTGGCTTGGCCAAAAGAAGGTTACATTCAAGTCTGTTCACCATGACGGTAAGCAGAATATGCTTGAGACATTGCATGAGATGATGGACCAGGCTGATGTGCTAATTGGTTGGAACTCTGCTGCTTTTGACCACAAGCACATTCGTAGAGAGTTTCTTGAGGCTGGCCTAGAGCCACCAAAGCCAACCAAGGATCTTGACCTTATGACTGTCGTAAAGGCAAACTTCTTGTTTCCAAGTAACAAGCTTGACTATGTTGCACAGAAGCTTGGGGTAGGTGCTAAGGTAAAGCACTCTGGCTTTGAGCTATGGATTGACTGCATGGACGGTAAAGACTCTGCATGGAGAGAGATGAAGAAATACCAGATCCAGGACGTTGAGTTGCTGGATAAGCTATACAATGTTCTTCTGCCTTGGCTTCCTGGTAAGTCTAGTGTTACTAGCAAGGAAAAGCACGATTTGGCTGGTATCGAGGGAATGGTATAATAAATTGATGGAAAATACTGAAAATAAGACAACTTTAGATATGGTAAATGGGTTAGCAGAAATTGCTGACTTTATGAATGATGAAGAACTAACTACAGCATTGACTACTATAGCTAAGTTGATTCTTAAACCAGATATTCCTTTGAATGTTGCTACCGTTGAGGTGGTTAGATTGCAAGCAATTGCAGCTAAGATGTCTTTTAAAGCAACGTGGATGGCAAACGTAGATAAGGGAGATAGGGCAAAAAAGAATATATACTTTACTGCAGCAGCATCAATCAATGAATTGGTTGCAGCTCTCAAGTATATTGCTCGATAACAATATGACTAAAAATTTATTACAAGAAGTGATGGGCACGTCCAACAAGATTAATACTGCTCAGGAAGAAATGAACGAGCTTGTTGATGCAATCAATGCTGGATATATCGCTAAGCGTGGCCCAAGACATCAGCAGAAGAAAACATTTGCTCCGTCTACCATTGCCTACGGCCATGGTGAGTGTGCTAGGTATTGGTATCTAGCATTTGAAGGTGGCGAATTCGAAGATCACGCAGATCCCTTTGCTGGTGCCAACATGACTAATGGCACTAAGTCGCATGAGCGTATTCAGCAGGCTATGAAGGATGCTGGAATAGTTATTGACTCAGAATTTAAGATTACGTACAATGATCCACCAATCTTCGGTTTCGGAGATGTTTTGATTGACTGGAAGGGAGAAGAGCTTTTGGTCGAAATCAAAACAGCTATGCAGGAGGGATTTGAGTATCGTAAGAAAAACCGTAAAGCAAAAGCAGGTCACTTGATTCAGATTCTTCTTTATATGAAGATTCTGAAAAAAGCAAGGGCTGTAATTATTTACGAAAACAAAAACAATCATGAACTATTGGCGATACCTGTCAATGTAAATGATTACTATATTGGGTGGATAGATCAGGCATTTGAATGGATGCGTACAGTTCGTAAGGCATGGGAAGATAAGACTCTGCCAAAGAAGAACTATCGCTCTAATTCAAAGATTTGCAAGACCTGCCCTTTGGCTAAGGTTTGTGCATCTGCTGGTGAGGGAGACATCAAGATTAATTCTCTGGAGCCTTTAGATGAAAAACTGTCAATGGTGTGATGAGGCTTTTGAGACCAACATATCTTACAAGATATATTGTTCTCCAGAATGTCGTGAAGCTGCCACTAAAGAAAAGATTGCTCAGAAGTATGCACAAAAGCGTAGAGAAAAAATGATGGGCAAGAAAAGATTTTGCAAGTCTTGTGGGTCGCCACTATCTGCATACAATGATGACAACATCTGTCATGCTTGTGAAGTAGATCCTAAGAATGTGGCTAAAGCATTAAAAGATCTAAAGGATATTGCAAATGGTAAATCTAAAAAAGATTGATCCTATTCCTTCTAGAATTTGTTCAATTGATGCTAGCACCAATAGCTTGGCCTTTGCAATTTTTGACGATGGCAATCTAACAAAATATGGAAAAATAAACTTTAGTGGAATTGACACATACCATAAAGTTAGAGATTCTGTTCGTAAGACGAGAGCATTTTTTGCTGAGCTAGAGACTATCGATGCTATTGTTATTGAACATACTATTTATATGAATAGTGCTAAGACGGCAGCAGATCTAGCTTTGGTTCAGGGTGCAATGCTAGCTGGCATATCTCTCAATAATGTTAGAATAATTAAATCAATTAACCCTATTGCTTGGCAAACCTTTCTAGGTAATGGGAAGCTAACCAAAGAAGAAAAAATAAAGATCAGAGAAGATAGTCCAGGCAGAAGTGAGTCATGGTATAAAAATCATGAGCGTGAATTTAGGAAGCAAAGAACAATTAAATTAATTGACATTAACTATGGCAAGAAAGTTTCGGACAACGACATCGCTGATGCCATAGGTGTTGGTCATTATGCTATTCATAATTGGCACAAGCTGGCTTGACAAGGAGATATGATGGCTGCTAAACTGTATCAGAATGAAAATTGGTTACGTAAAAGATATCATCTGGATAGAAAAAAGCCAGAAGAAATCGCCAAGGAATGCGGCGTAAGCTTGGCTACAATATATTCATATTTAGATAAGTTTAAGTTAAGGAAAAAATAATTGAGTAAAGAGACGGAAGATCAGATTGATCGGGTAGTGGGAGAGATTAAAGATATGCTCATTGCTAAGAACAGAGCATATGGTGATTCTGCCATCGACCCAGTTAGGGTTTTTTCTAAAGCAGATGCTGTAGAACAAATCTATGTTCGTATTGATGATAAGCTTTCACGTGTTAAGCGTGGGCATGAATATCCTGGAGATGATACTATTTCAGATCTTATTGGGTATTTAGTTCTGTTACTTATTGCAAAGGAGAGAGATGAAAAAGTATAGCGATGAAGAGCACCTGTCATTTGATGACATTTTGCTTATTCCACAGAGATCAAATGTAGCAAGTCGTAAAGACGTTAGTTTGCGTTCTACAATTGGAACTGGAACTAAGCGTTCCATTGGCTTGAACCTTCCGCTTATTGCCGCACCGATGGATACTGTGTGTGAGTGGGAGATGGCGGCTGCTATGCGTAAAGCTGGTGGCCTTGGAATTATCCACAGGTATTTGCCTATTGAGCAGCAGGTGGAGCAGGTCAAGCTTGCTGCTGCATCTAGCAGGGTAGTTGGTGGCTCGGTAGGCACTAAGGGAACATTCTTAACAGATGCATCACTTTTGGTAGAGGCTGGTGCTGCATTGATTCTTGTTGATACAGCTAATGGGCATAATGATTATGCGGTCAATGCTGTCAAGCATCTTCGTAATGCCTTTGGTAGAGATCTTCACATTATGGCTGGCAATGTTTCTACGTGGGATGGCTACGCTAGGTTAGCAGATGCTGGTGCAGACTCTGTCAGGGTAGGCATTGGTGGAGGCTCTGCTTGCACTACAAGGGTTGTGAGTGGACATGGTATGCCAACACTAGCATCAATTATGGATATTCGTGCTAACTTCAAATATGGAGATGGCCCAGACATTATTGCTGATGGTGGAATCAGAAACTCTGGGGATGCTGCCAAAGCTCTTGCAGCTGGTGCAAATGCGGTAATGGTTGGAAGAATGCTTGCTGGCACAAAGGAGTCTCCTGGTGAGATTGTGGATGGCCAGAAGGTATTCCGTGGAATGGCTTCGGCAGAGGCACAAGCAGATGGCCTTAAGTCTGTGTCTGGTGTAGAGGGTATTGCTACCACTGTCCCTTTTATTGGCAGCGTAAGCGATGTTCTGGCTGACTTCGAGGCAGGTCTTAAGAGTGCCTTGTCGTATACTGGTGCAGAAGATCTTCTTGACTTCCACAGCCTTAGTGTGTATAATAGAGTATCGAGTAATTCATTAAACGAAACTAAACCACACGCTAAGGAGTAACATTGCGTAAGCGTAAGTCTGTCCCACCACCACCAAGCAAGTTTTTTCGTTTCCCTGAAATCACTGTAGGTAATTTCATTATCGAAAAGGGAGATGTGATTAAGATTGATGGTGAGTGGGGGCAAAGATTTAAGTTTGATTGTCTAGTTACAAATACAGAAACTGGTGCTCAGTGGATCGATTGTTTTGAGGTCCACAAAATGCGAACTGGTGTGCTAAGATCATTTAGGCTAGATAGAGTTAAGCGAATTCCAAAGAGAAGAGGTAAGCGTCGTGTCAAGCGAGGAACAGACAATACAGCATCTTGATGAAGTAAACAAGGTTGTTGGAGAATATCTAAAGGGTAATGACCCTACAAGGATTTCTAAAGAGCTTGCCATTCCAAGAACTAGAGTTGTTACTTTGATTAAAGAGTGGCAAACTATGGCTGCTGATAATACTGCAATTCGTGCAAGGGCTAAAGAAGCTCTTGCTGCTGCAGACGAACATTACAGTAGGCTTATCGCTAAATCCTACGAGGTTATTGATGATGCTGACACTAACGGTGATCTTAAATCAAAGGCTGGAGCAATCAAGCTAGTGATGGACATTGAGTCTAAGCGTATTGAAATGCTCCAGAAAGCTGGTCTGCTTGAAAATAAAGAACTAGCGGAAGAGATGATGGAGATCGAACGTAAGCAGGATATCCTTAAAAAGATTCTTATGGATATTGCTTCTGAGCACCCAGAGGTTAGAGATAAGATTATGAGACGTTTATCTGAGGCTGCTAGCAAAGGGGAAACCATAACGGTGGTTCAGGATGTTTGATGATTTTATTGAAGTCCTAGCCGACAACCCATTTGAAGAAGATCCTGTTGATGTAAAGACTTTCGTGGAGGACGAACAGTTCCTTGGTCAGCCACCACTGTCAGACATACAGTACGATATTGTTTTGGCAATGAGCCAAATCTACAAGCAGGAAGATCTTCAAAGACTGCTTGGTGCAGATGAAGGTTCTAGGTTTTATAAAAAGTATACAAAAAATGAAGTTATTCTGCAGCTAGGCAAGGGTAGCGGTAAAGACTTTGTATCTACAGTAGCTGTAGCATATATTGTTTACAAGCTTCTTTGTCTCAAAGATCCAGCAAGATATTATGGTAAGCCGTCTGGTGACGCTATCGATATTATCAATATTGCTATTAACGCACAGCAGGCGAAGAACGTTTTCTTTAAGGGCTTTAAGACTAAGATTGAAAAGTCACCTTGGTTCGCTGGTAAGTATTATGCCAAGATGGACTCTATTGATTTCGATAAATCGATTACCGTTTACTCTGGTCACTCTGAACGTGAGTCTCATGAGGGTCTGAACCTTCTTGTTGCAGTTCTTGATGAGATTTCTGGTTTTGCTAGTGAGACAAACACTGGTAATGAGCAGGGCAAGACAGCAGATAATATCTATAGGGCATTCCGTGGAACTGTAGATTCACGTTTCCCAGACCTTGGCAAGGTAGCACTACTCTCCTTCCCTCGTTATCCTGGAGACTTTATTTCTACTAAGTATGAAGATGCAATTCTAGATAAAGAGGTTATCCAGAGAAGCCACAAGTTTATTATGAATCCAGATCTTCCAGAAGACATGGAAGGCAATACTTTAGAAATTTCCTGGGACGAAGATCGCATTACTAATTATAAGTATCCTGGAGTGTTTGCTCTTAAAAGACCTACCTGGGAAGTAAATCCTACACGTTCTATCGAAGACTTTAAGCTAGCCTTCTATACGGACCTTGGCGATGCCATGATGCGTTTTGTTTGTATTCCAACCTATGCTTCAGATGCATTCTTTAAGCAGAGGGAAAAGGTAAGAGACGCAATGACTCTTAGAAATCCCCTAGACAATGTTAGAAGATTTGATCCTACGTTTAAGCCAGATCCAGATAAGGTATATTTTGTTCACGCTGACCTTGCACAGAGGCATGACAAGTGTGCTGTAGCTATTGCACACGTAGACAAGTGGGTTAACATTCAAGTAATAAAAGACTACGAGCATGTCGCACCGATTGTTGTTGTGGATGCCGTTGCTTGGTGGGAGCCACGTATCGAGGGGCCAGTGGATCTATCTGAGGTTAAACAGTGGATTCAAAACCTAAGAAGAATTGGTTTTAATATTGGCATGGTTAGCTTTGACCGTTGGCAATCTTTTGATATCCAGAATGAGCTAAA